ATCACCACCTTTGGATTCGGCTGAAGGAGCCTCTTCTTCCCCCTCTTTTTCCTCAGATTCTCCATTCATAGACTGAACCTGCTCGAGGATCGCCTTGTATTCAGGAGTTTCTTTTACCGACGGATTATCATTAGCCAAAACCTCTAACTGGTTCCAGTTACTCATAATCTCTTCTTCGGAAATTTGTTCTTCGTCTCGAGAGGCTTGCTGTTGTTGTTGTTCAGCAGCTCCTTGGCCTTCCCCTTCGTTTACGTCGTTAAATACAACGTCAGGGGCTTCTTGTTCTTCTTCGTTCATGTTTTACAATTTGATTAACAAATATAACTCATTTAACTCTTAAATGGGTTTTGATCTGGAGGGGTTCCGTTTGCTGCGTACTTCATCTCCTCTCGTTGATTCTTTGCGCCCTCTTTTAGGAGAACCTTGTTTATGTCAGCCTCTCTACTGAGAGCTTGATTCGTTTCGTTTCTATCGATTGCGTCCTGCTCCTGCGCCATCATAGAGCTATTCATTGCTGCCATCTCCTCTTGTTGGGCAATAGCTGACTGAGCGTCTTCTTTGTCCTTCATTCTAGAAGCCTGAAGCAGTTCTTTCTGGTAGTCTCTCAATGAGTCAGCAATCTGATCGGAGTCAGATCTTCCGTAAAGGTTTGCGAACCTAATATCATCGATAAGATTCATTTGACGTAGAGTGAACAATAGTTCGTTTCCACTAGCCACGGCACTCTGCTCTCCTTCTGATCTGGTAATGAAGGTTCTAAACTCCTCCATCAACATGTCCTTAGTCATAACAATGTTGTGCATCCCTTTGTCGCCGACCATAATGGCTAGACGTCTTGGGTTTTCGGCATAAATTCGTTTACCAACACTAGCGATGTGTTGATGTGCCTGTCTCATTATAGTTGTGAGGGCGTGGTAGAATGGTTCTTGAACAAGAGACCCTCTTTGGATCTGAGACTGGATTACACCAACAAGGGCGTCGGACCCACCTTGGGTTCCGGTCATAGCCTCATTGATGCCAGTAACGTCCTGAAGTCCTTGCTGAAGCTCTCCAACGATGTTGAAAATAGACATTGTTCCACTTCCAATTGTTGCCCCGTAAGTTCCCACAGCATTTTGTACACTTCCTGTTCTGGTCGTATCAACGAAGATCGGCTTCGACTTGTTGATGTTCCGCACGAGAGTTTCCTCTCCGTCTCTAGGGTCTACCGCTTCCTTAGCAATAACGGTACCTTCTCCTCTAGAGTTGTTGATGTGTGATTCAGCTACAGATATAAGTCTGTTGATCAATCGCTGTGGTTGGATGGCATCGTCGAGGGGGCTTAGAACCTCTCCTTTGTCATACGCCCAAGTGTAGCATTTGTATGGGAACTCTACGTTAGATGGGTCAAACGCGTATTTCTCTTGATAAGGAAGCTCTCCCCATTCAAGAATAATATCTTCTGCCATATTCGCTCCTACTTCTTCTTTCGGAATGAACACGCAATACCTAAGAACATCAACGAAGATTCTCTTCTTCTTTTTGTTGTTCCCTAGGATTTTTTTGTGAGCGTCAGTAGGCGGATCGATAAGGTCTTTGTCGGTGTACTCAGACTCCTCGTGGTTGATTCTCGTGAAGTGCGGGTAGCCGTAATCATCTTCTATGTACCCATACTCCTGTTGCTCCATGTCTTTCCAGTACACTTCATATACCGGAATTTTAGAACCGCTAATAGCATAGTAGCTATGAACCATTTTCTGAGTACTGCCGCTTTCGTTCTGAGCATACCTCTCGATGGCTTCGCGCTCGTGCTTGCCGAGGTTCTGGTACTTCTCAAAAAGAGAAGGGGCATCCATGTAGCTCCACTCGCCCATGTATTCAGCATCGCTGAGGTCTGGCTTTTTGGCGCTTAGATCCCAGAAGAAGAATAGAGGATCTATAGAATCCCCTAAGTATCTGGAGTTCTGCTCAAATCCTTTGTAAATGCCAAGTCCTGACATAGCCAAGTTCTTACAGATACGGATCTTAAGTTCGTCCATGTCAATGTCTTGAGCTACAAACTTCAGCAGATTGTTGATGTCTGACTCGTGCTCTTCAATCCAAGAGTTTTCGAATATCTCTTCTGTCTCTATTGGGGTTTCTCCGATAGGTAGTCGGTCTTTAATGCCTTCCCTCATATCAGGATAGGCCGCAGCAGCCGCTTCATAGAACTGAAGTCTACCCAGCTCTTGTTCTCTTCTATTGATCGAGAAGTCTGAGGTAGCTCTGGCCTTGGCGTTAAACGAAAGTCTTATAGCGTTACCTTCGTATTGCTGAACCATCGGCTTGATGAGGTTCTTCGCAATCTTCAGTCTGTTTTTCACATCACCAGACTCGTCTAGGAAGAAAGCTTCCAGATCCTCTTCGAAAATCCATTGACCGTCACCACCCTTATAGAAAGACCAGTTCGTCAGAGTCTTGGCTATAAAGTTCCTGTGGAGAGGATGGTTTATAGATTGAAGACACCATCGGCCCCAGTCGGAGTGATAACGCTCATCCTTAGATTCAGGCGTCAACCTATTAGGTCGAATCGTACTTGTATTTACAAATAAAGGCATTTCGTGCTATTTATGGTCGTTCATCAGCTCTGTCAGCGACGGCGCTCAAACTAGTCTTAACTTTTATTTTACCTTTTTCCTTATCCCTAACACTGATTCCAAATCCGGATTCCATTGCGATAAGCATCTCTCCCAAGTTGCCAGATATCTTAATGACAAGATCGGCGTACTTTTTCTTGTCGTCTATGTCCATAACCTTCTTGTCATCATCAGATACGTAGACGAGTTCCTCAAGGTTCTCGAATATCTTCTGCTGCATCATCTTTCCTCTGAACCTATTGCTAGGTCTAAAGGATGCCATTCTTTTGATGCCGAGGACTATGTGATCAGGGATGTCTCCCTCGAGCATTTTCTTAGCGTCCCCTTTGTTCTGAGAAGCCCTACCGTAAGATTGAGCTACAGCTGCCTTTAATCTCTTGGCTACTGGATAGCCTGCTATCGGACTTGTTCGGTTTCCCATAAGCCAGCATAGTCTTAATTCCCTATCTTTCAGACCCATAAGTTCTGGATACTTAAGGAGCTCTGGGTAGTCGAGCGCCATATCTCTACCTGTAGGTTCAAATAATGTTATATCATTCATCCAAACTTGCTTGTGTTAATAAGAGAAGAGGAGCATCGGTTCCTCTTCTTCTTTTTACGTTTCTTTTTTGACGCACCTTTTTTGCTCCCAACGTAAGCCTTTTTGATAAGGCTGGAATCGTTGAGCAAGGAGTTGTGCGCGTATTCAGAAGTGTAGGCCATTACCTGTTTCCAGATACTGAGCCTTTTGGCTTGTTTCCAGACACGGCAGCCTTATTCTTCTTCTTCTGCTCCTCGTAGTATGTTAACTTTGCAGTACCCCTATTGATGGCTTGTTGCTTATAGGTTCTAGCAGCTCTGTCTCTGACAGCCACGGCCCCTCCCTTAACGTTCTGCTTAGCTCTAACTTCTGATGTCTTAGCTTTGGAAACCGTGCTTTTTAGGCCCTTTTTTACTTCCGTCTTAGCTTCTTCTTTCTTGACTGGCGGATCAGTGTCTCTCGATCCGTGTTTTGCTAGAGCGTCTTGAGCTCTTTGGCTTGTATAACCCATGGTTCAGTGTTTTTGGTTAAAAAAATAGAGGGGGCTATTACACCCCCTCAATGACTTACAGTCCTAAGTAATCAGCAGCTGGGGTGTGTGTTCCGTCAAGAACAGCATCCATCTCTGTTGCAAAGGCAGCGTAATTCGTAGCTGTCGCATCAGCATACACACGAGTCTCCTCAGTGAAGTACACTTTGCCACCGCTAACACCGTTATGGTTTCTTAGGCGATTAAGCGTAATCTTCCATGTAGTGTACTGACCTGTAGCTGAAGATGCGCTTGGAGCGTCCGCTTCAACCAATGCCGGAGTACCTGCAGGTGCAACGTATGGAGTTGTTACTGCTTCTACGGCTCCTGCCGGAGCAGTAGTAGAGAAGTCTCCGTCGTTCACATCGTTAAGCGTAAGCTCAACAACACCAGATCCGCCGCTTGCAGCGGTAACTCTAGTGCTTGCGTCTAAGTTGATACGGTCAATGAAAAGAGTTTTTAACTCATCAGCTGTTGGAGCAGATCCTACCCATACGGTGTATGAGCGAATACGTAGCAATTCACTCGCTTCGTTACGACCGTGGTTTCCGTTGGAAACTAGAACGTTGTTGAAGCCTGCAACTTTAGGAACCTCAATCGACATAACGTATTGAGAGTTTGCAGTAAGAGATACTCCCGCTAAGTCGTATTCTTTTACTGACGCAGTTCCAGCTGCATAAGCTGATTTTACTACAGCAATTCCATCGCTAATTCTAACGGATTCAGAGAGTAAATCTACTGATCCATCATTCAACTGCAGCTTGCCGCCCGATAGGACAACATCTGCCGCTACTGCTTGAATCGTGTTCAATACAGCAACATCTGTTGGTTTGTGTGACATAATAATTTGGTTTTTGTTTACACAGAGCCAGTATCGGCTCGGTACAGTTAATAAAAAACACCTGCACGGTGCAATCAATACAAATATAATCTTTTTTCAGATACATCTACCTACCGCTCCCAAGGTACCGTATTACCTTTCCGTTCTCATCGACAAGAGCTAGTCTCATTTTCCAGTTAGTGTCGGCATTCTGAACATACCTCCTCTGTCTGACGCTCTCCTCTGCACTGTCTATAAGCCTAGGCTCGTACTTAGAATGTGCCTGAGCGTTTATATACGCAAAAACCATTGAGAAGATACCGTCATCATAATTTGTCTTCAAATCTGCAGCTTGAAATCTTGTCTCACGATGAGACGACCTACCGGCCAGATCCTTTTCGACGAAGGTCTTTATTTGCTCGAAGAACCACTCGATATAGATATTGGGTGCGTATGCGTCAATCATCTCAATGATCTTACCGGCGATGTAGCCGGCGGTGTTCGCCTTGTTGGCTATCCCCCAAAACTTGCTGGACGGGGTTTGCATGTGGGTAGGTAGAGCTCTGTTGGCCACCAATCTTCTACTGTACCCAACCATGTCTTGGAAGTCGACATACGAATCACCTATATTGCTCTCCACTAGTTCTTTAGCTCCGCCTCCGACCTGATCAAAGTAGAGACCTTGTAGGAGGCACTGGAGGTAACACTCCTTGTATGCCCTTACTCTCCAGAACACCATCGAGGCGCATGTATTGTTCAGAGCATCCCAAATTGAGGAGGACATCTTTGAGTGTCCAGTCTCAGAGTTAATTGGATCCGTTCCTTGGTACCATCGATATTCCCAATTCTCCCCCTGAGGAGGATGCTTGAACACCACGGAGGATGTTCTCTCGTCGCCCCGACCTTCCGTAGGAATGAATCTACTTCCGACAAGCTTGAATGGAAGAGCTCCATCTGGAGTGGGTGATGTCTGGTCGTATATCGGCTCAAAGTATCCATACTGAGGCTGATCGACTGGGTTCATGTTGTAAATCTTCGAGAGGTACTTGTTGCATTCATCCACAGGGATTATGGTCAAAGCAGTTCTGAGGAACATGTCCTCAAGGGTTATTGGGTAGTGCTGGTGGAACTGAACCTTGGATGAGGCTGCGTCAACTCCAGTTACACCGTAGTACAGCTTCTTCTCTGATCTGTACCTCTCGTCCGTCATACCCTGCCTTGCATAGGCATCAAAGAACAATGGAATGATTCCATGCGCGTGATTGCCTTCTTTCCAGTTCTTGAGAGCTGACTTGAACTCCGCCTCGAATATAGCGCCACCCTTCCCCATTTCTCCACCAGTTCCCCAGCAGAACAATTGGCGTCTCATCTCCATTTGCTTGGTTTCTGGGTTGAAGAAGAATAGTGTTGGACGACCTTCACGAACCATTTTTCCGAAAAGCTCCAATAGGCCAATTTCATCGATAAGAACAAGGTTAGGGGATCCACCGTTAATGGCATCTACAGCTGGAGTCGAAACCTCGATTCTAGAGTAAGATCCTTTAGTCTCACCCTTCTTAGCTTTTTCTTGAAGAGACAGGACGTTGTGAGCATCATTGTATGCCGGAAGCCTCAACCAATCTTCTATCTGACCAAAACCCCATCTAATCTTGTCTCGGAAAATTTCTTCACCCTTATCCTTGGTATGTGTGATAAATTTAACAAAGTACGACTTGTTGAAGTTAATCTTCTTCATCGCAGCCAGACCCATCGTGGTAGTGAAACCAATCTGGCGACCTTTACCGATGATACAGTTGTATCCGCTGTCCAGAAGGAACAGCAGGATCTGCTGTGGTTCCCAAGCTGTGTACTTGATCTTACCTCCTTGGGCGTCACCTTCCTTGAGGTAGCCATACTTGTTGGCGAAGTAAAGGGTGTTGTCCTGACATCTCTGGTACTCCTGAATGACGTAATCTTCCTGATCAGCCTCATCCCTGTAGTTCAGGATGTCGTCGTCCTCTGCCAGCCAGTTCATGGCTTGCTTGACGTATATGTCGTAGGGCTTGTACTGGATCCGATTCTTCCAGCCCTTGTTGATGCTGTTTACCCATCTTACAAAAGATTTCGGGTACACCGTTGGTGCATGAAACGGCATCCATTCCTTGGTCTCGATATGGATAACCTCTTTGCTTAGGTCAAATGGTAAGTCTGAATTGTCGCTCATGTCATTCCTCGTTGTCTTCGCGTCCAAAAGTAAACGGCAAATCCTCTTCCATTGCCTTATCGAACATCGGCAGCTTATACTTGATTCGGTGGAACGAACCTTTCCAAGCGTATGCCGGATTAATGTGGTAGACTATACTTCCTTTTCTCCCAGTCGAGACTACAGACCCTGATCTATCAAGTTCCTTCATGGATCTGTTGACCGTTCTAGTAGACATACCCAGAAACTCGGCTATCTTTCTATGTGTTAGACCATACGCGCTGTTGTCGTATTTCATATTTCCCAGCATCATACACAGGATCCTAAACGAATTTCCGCTGAGCTTCTTGCAGAGCTCCATCTGAGTTTCTTGGTAGATCATAGCGAAGCTGAGACCTTTAGTGTTTCGCTTCTTGATGTCTTGAATGAATTTCTCGGCGTCTTCCGGAATCCCCTCAGCGATAGGGATCATGCCCCCAGTCTGCTTGTCAACAACGTAGATGGTTTCGATCTCGAGAATGTTCTCGTCAATCCTAGCCAGCTCGTTGTGTAGTAAGTGATATACTCTCTTCGTTCCCATTATTGTCTCAACAATTCTTCTTCGGTGTTAATTTCCATCGACCTTCCTTTTCTGCTCAGTGAGTATTTTCACGCTCCCCAGAACTTTCTTTAGGTACGATGCTCTCCTTTTATGCCCTTTAGATTCGAGTCTTATCATGGAGTTAAGCGCCCTCTCAAACTCCTCTGGGGTCATGTCTCCTTTAAGCTTATTACAGTCTCCACAGCAGTACAGCTTGTTCTTGTTCGCTCGTATTCCGCCGCGACTTTCCGGAATCAGGTGGTCAACAGTTCGGCTGAACTCGTCCATCTCATTCTTACAGTAATAACAAACCTTGGGGTTTACTTCTACTTTTACTCCGTAGATTCCCCATCCATTTTTTCTCTTGCTCATATCCAAAAAAAAGAAGCGGCACTACACCGCTTCATGTTCCTTTACGCTTCCTCTAATTTGCCGATTTTAACATCGAACAACCAAGCAGGCATAGATACTGTCTTCTTGGACTTGTTCACATCAGCATGCTCACTAGGGAGCCAAACCTCATGACCTTTGATCGATAAGCAGATGCGCTCACCCCGATCAGCAATTACCTTATTGAAGCCACAACTCTTGTTGCCAGATTCTTTTTTGCCCACTTTTTTGGTGGTCTTCTTTTTGGCTGGTGCAGGTTTATGGTCTTCTGCTCCTTTTTGAATCTCAGCGAGCGTGGACTTTTTGTCCATGCCTAGATTGAAAGCAACGCGTTCGGATAAAGACCCGATGCTGTCGTCTTCTTGAAATTCAATGCCTAGATCGCCTGCTGCTTTTTGCCAGTCAGACTTCTTAAACTTTGACATAATCTTGATTTTTAGTTGATTTCATCAAATATACAAAAACCTGACAAAAGGAAAACAAGCTATTTGCCAGCCTTTTTCTTTTTACTGGCCTTCTTCACGACTTTGAGCTTCGACGCCGGCTCCTCGCTTTCGACCTCAGCGATCATGTCTTCGAGATCCACTTGGTTGTCTTCAGCCTTCTCATCCATGAGTCCAGCCTCCTTGGCATCAGCGGTTGTCTCACTGGCCCGTTCTTCAACTCTAGCCATGATTATGTATCCCACGCCATAGGTCAGCAGCTGTAAGTGCAGATAATTGACCATCTCGATGTACGAGTCGTTCTTTTTCTCGGAGTACACCTTCATCACCGAGGTCTCGTTTGGATTACCTGCTTTTGTGAGAACAGTATTTCCTTTCTCGTCTCTCTCTGCAGCAATGACCTCGACACTCTTTCTGCCATCTTTGTTCTTGCATTCGATTCGGCACCCGATCTTGTCTAAGTACCTGCTAAATTCCTTTGCTTTCATATTCCTATCTGTTTTAGTATTCTCTTTAATTCTGATTTGTTTTTGATGGTGCCGTTGAACACCATGTGACTTCCTCTTCCATGTGTGCCAGTCTTCTCTACCAGAACCTTCTTAAGGTGCTCATTGAAGATCATAGACGAAGCATCTTCGAAAATATACTCCACCCAAGGACTTGTTTTTGGAGCGTCGCCTTTTACAGAATGTCTACCTCTTTTCCATTTCTTTCCTGTTGCCTGCTCGACCTTATTCAAGTAATCTTCTATGTCTTTATGATCTAGAGCTTTTACTCTTAACCACTTAACCCCTGCGTCAGGTATATAGAAAGAATCCTCATAAACTTCCCAATCACACCAACGGTATCGCTTATATCTTGCACCGTCGCAGTCTTCTCTTTTATCAGTGTCCTCTACGTCTTTCTTTTTTAAACCTTGTTCATGAACATCTTCAATCCCTCTGAAGTAGTCAACAACTTTTGCTTGATACTCAAAGCCCACATGAAACTCTTCTAATTCTGGAGTGTAGTATTTACTCATATTCTTTTGGTTTTAGTCTTGGATATAATTCAATTAATGTATTCTTTACTCCTTCATTATGTAGTGCATTTTCCAACTGCTGAATATAAGTCTTTACAGCTTCGTCAACTTTAAAGTGATTATACTCTGTTGGAGAAATTTTTACAGAAACATAATGGCTTGACTTATTATTTTCTTGCCTTTCTTCAAGCATCTCTATTGTACTCATCTTCTTTTTGGTTTAAAGGTTTCTACTTTCATAACATTCCTTACAATACTTCAACTCCTCCCCATCTTCACCACAAGGAACAAACATCCATAACTCTAAAGGCTGCTTTAGGAACTTGGCGTAGTTGACCGTTATCTCCCAAGATTGACTGATAGCCCATCCGTATGATCCACCAGTGTCCTCACATAGCTCCAGAACAAAATCTGTCATACTAACTAGCTTCATGATCCCACCTCCTCTATTGATTCTTTTCCAGCCCGAATCATGTTAATGGTCCCAAGACTTGAGTACCTACTTACCCGACTTATGATTTCTATTTTCTGCCCGATAAAAATACCTTTAGCCTGATGCTTATCACTAGCCGATATATGCTTATCTATTAGCAGCTGTCCGTTTGATAATTCCAATTTACATCTGAACATCATGATCCCGCCTCCAGTGTTATGGTCCCGTGGAACTGTTCGAATTGGTCCTTGCCAAATTTATTTTCAAGAATCTGTGACGGACCTTCAGGGCTTAAAGCTATTCCGCTAAAATTAGCTCCAGAGTCTACGCCGCCGGTTACAAGTACTGGTGATACGTCGTCGTGGTTCTTTAAGACAACTACATTCCCAATGTAGAATATGTTTTCAATAGGTTCAGGATCCCTCTCCTTAATAGTGATTTTCATAATGATGTATTAGTTAGTAAATAGATGTCGATGAAGACTGACGCTTAGAGAAGTAGTCGGTCCGATTAGACCAGACCAACCACAACTCCTATATCCTGCGCCAAGGACAATGGTGTACATTCCCCACCAAGGGCACAGCAAATATAGTAAATTATCCTTATACCTGACAAACGGAACCCGAAATGTTTTCATTCTGTCAATATACCCACTACCTAACTAATTGAAAACCAACCCCTCTTCCTATCTAATTGTAGTTATTATATATGTTTACTTACTATTAAGTATTGATCCTGCCCCTCCCAGTATTCAGTTCACCAGAATAATGTGTGGCACTATACTGCTATATAGCTAACTCTACTCTTTCTTATTAGTATATGCATCGATATTGGATGCGTCCGCATATCCGAGCGCATGTTCGTCCGCATATATAGGTACCTGCTATATAGATACCCCTCCCCCTTAATTTATTGGTAGTCAACAAGTTAGGGATGCCTATTTCCTGTCTGGGAGAAAAAACTACTAGGGGGGCGTTTACAGGGTGTTCGTGTATGTGGGGGTACTATTATATACATCCGGCCCCTCCCCTATCTGAGGGAAAACCGAACCGCGACAAATGCACCTTATGAGAGGGCGTAACTATCTTTACCTCTTTTTGGGGCTAATTGATTGAGGGCCAACACGTTACAGGGGGTGATTATTGTCGTTATTTGGCCTATTTGTCGTGGTTTTGGGGGGTTGTGAGTTGTTTTGGCGCTCGTCTGTAGGAAGAAGTACATAACCCAATCCCCTTAATCCCAGTGATACCAACGCTTTGCGGCTGCATTGCGCTCGCATCACCTTAGCATACTACACACACACGGTTAACACTATATTAAGCCTATTATGTTAAGATGTCCAACTAATTACGCTAATTTTATTCTATTGATCCTCAGTTAGTTACAAGTTATTTGTTGCGTTCTCGTAACTTTTATTGAAGTATCAGCGTTACACTATACAACACCAACAAACAAACATTCATCAATACACACACTAACACACATACATTATGTCAGTAGTAACAAAACAAGCGCCGAAAGGCAAAGCAACTAAGAAGGCTAACAAGCTAACGAAGGCGGACAAAGAACGCAGAGCAAAGCAACCCGCGAAGATGAACAAGCGAGCAGCGAGCGACCTTGCAGCCGTGCAAGCATTCGATAAGGACAACACCAATGCATACAAGCGCCTGCAGATGACGGCTAAAGTAAAGCGCGTTGATTCTATGGGCCTAAATAAGGCGCTTAAGGACTTCTTGAAGGCGGCCAAGGAAACGATGACGGCTAAAGAGCTAAAGTGCCTTACATTCGCTAACGTGAAAGCGGCCATAGAAGTGAGTCCAAAGTACAAGGACTTGCAGTTATTCACTGAGGGCCAAATGACGCTCATTTGTAACAAGGTGCTAAAGGGTCACAACCAACATATCGCACGTGCCGCAAAAGTGGAGCGTCAGAACAAAGCACAGGCAAAAAAATAGTATTGCCTAGGGTGTACGCAATAGCGTGAACCGGTGCCACATTGGAACCACCACACCCACTAGTTAACCGCCGCCGAAAGGTAGCAACCGGACAAATGCACGTCTTTACGTGTGCCCTCTTTAGGGTGTCCAATAGTGTTGCCACTTAGTATGCGTATTATAATAGCGGGGACATCTTGAATGGATTGCATTAATACTAACAATGCAGCACCCTTGTGACTCGGGGTTAATAGACCAACAACACAGACACGGAACAGCCGTATCAATTGATAGCTATCTGGCAGCATCTTGTTAATCATCGCCGCGATTGAAATATCGCCGAGAACCTTAGTAAAGGGGAAACAGTCAGAACAAACAACAACCTATTCACCACTACAAACGTGAGTAGGCCACAGGTCACAATGATCTGTACACTAAAGTGTCCGCTGTATCTGCGTAGTGGACGATAAGCTCAACGCAGAGACAACTAGCACCGAGGCAACCATAAGACCTCGGTGCTTTTATATGTTCCAGTAGCTCAGTGGCAAGAGCACTCGCCTACAAACGTGAGAGGTCGCAGGTTCGAATCCTGTCTGGAATACTCATCAACAATCAATACAATGATCACACTTAACTGCCAATGCTGCGGGAAACAATTCCTGAACGCAAGCCAAACACATTCAGCAACTACGTGCATCATCTGCACAGTTAACGCCAAGAAAACATGAACACACCAGAACGTATCAACGACATCCTAGACGGTGCAGGATCCTCATTCTATTCAGACGAGGTAAAGCACGTAAGAGCAAACGTATTCCAATCAATCGAACACAGCTGCATAGTTCACTACACTAACGCCGAACTTTACTACCTTGACGAAGAAATGTTAATGGTTATGAAGGGTGCCGACGAGGTAATCGAGACAAGCAAAGGCACCGCATACGCATTCAATTAATCTCTATCAACCATGAAATACAAGCTCAACAGGCGTAGAAGAATCGGAGACTCGAACTTCTACATAAGCAGCGGAGGGCTGTTCTGGACAAGAGCACCCAAAACGCCGGTGACTGGGATAACCCAGCGCGGTAAAACTAAACCATTCTTCACCTGTAACTAGACAGCCATGAAACCTAAACCAGAGAAATACAGCAGCGCATTCAGCAACGAAGCATCCAGAGTAGCAGCAGCATTCTGCACTGAACTATGGATGAACACCCTAGACGGAAACATATTTTTACAGGAGATCCAACGTAGGATCCAAGACAATTAATCATCAAACATCGAGACATCATGAAAAATTCAATCAACTCAAAAGCAGTAAAGAACGAAGTGTTAGCCGCAAAAGCTAAAGGACAGACTTCTAAGGTATCAACCAAGGTGGTATCCGAGACAGCGATCCTGTTAGGGTTCGTGCTCGCACTAGGTGCCGCAATCACCATCAACGCTATAAACCATGGCTTCCCGTCATTCTAAACCCATAACTATGTCAGGTAAAACCAAAAAATGGAAGGTTGTCGGGGAGCTCGATAACATCCAGATCGTACAGGAGAAAGACCTCGGAGAAGGCGACATTCAAGACCATGGAGTAGCAAGAGTAGGCTGCTGGAGTCATGAGGTGCCAGACTACCACGAGGCTGAGGAGAACGCTCACCTCATGTCAGCATCACCAGATCTACTCAAGGCGCTCACCGAACTAACAGATTTCTTGAAGTTCAACCACCCAGAGGAGGGGCGGAAGTACGACGATGACAGACACGAGGAGCTAACCGCCGAAGCAGAGGCAGCAATCAGGAAAGCTAAGAACCAAAACCCATAACCATGTCAGTATCAAATCCAGACAACAACGTGGAACTAGTATTGAACCTCATGAACTTCAGCCCATTCGGAGCAATGGGTCAAGCATTCATTATCAACGCCATCCGAGAGTACTCGGAGACTGTAGTAGACAACAACGAGGACGGTGTGTGGTGTGAGATAGCCAAGGACGTCCAGACACGATGCGATGCCTTCTACAACAGACACGATCCTAAACCTGAGATATGAATAACAACGAAAGCAATAAGCTAATAGGTAAATTCATGGGGATCCAAGTCAGAACCTATATGGGAGGAAGGGTTTCCTACAATCCCGACAAAGACTGGGCTTTACTGATGCCTGTTATCGACAAGCTCGAAAGCATATCAAGACCGGAGCCAGACAGGAAGGACGAATTTCTGGTGTGCGACATAAGAATGGAGTTCTGTTCTACATCTAAAGAGAACGGAGACCCATGCTACACTACCACCATCACTGCGTCTTACAAGGATTACGATTTCGGATACATAGCCGAGGTCAGCCACAGAAGGATCGAATCAGTCTACAAGGCAGCGGTCAGGCTAATAGAATATTTAACCCCATTTATTGTTGATTGATGAAGAGTGGATATGCATCCGCATTGCTCACGTATATGCGGATGCATTGAAATTCGATGCATTTATTAATAAGATCTATTAATTAGAACTATATAGTTATGAAAGTATTAGAAGTAGCCGGAAGGCGAGTAACCATAAACATAGATCTCTTATCAAGAGGGTTGTGTGACATGCACAATCAGTACGAGGAGAAAAAGCTAGTACTAGCATTCGGAATGCTGGACGCTCAGCTTATAGAGATCTTCGAAAGGAATATGACCAAGATGGTCAAGGACGAGTTCACGCCAGAGGCTAACGAACTGTTCAAAGATCGTATCGAGGCATTCATCAACGACGTTAACAACGAAATAGCCAAGGGAGTGTACAAGTACGCTACCATGGTCGTTTAATCAATATCAACAGTATGAAAATATTCGATCACATACTTGACGGACACGAAGCCACCCTCCAGAACGCTCAAAACCACGCAAGAGGGCTCGACTGGATGGAGGTAGAGGTTATGGAGCAAGACAAACCAGCTCATAGCGGGTTCATGATCGAAGAGATCAACGGAGTAGGCATCTATTACGATTACGGTGCCGACTATTACTTTTTCACCGACGAAACGTCATAAATCAACAACATCATGGGACAACGAGAAAAAAGAATGCCAAAAGATCAGTACTTCCTTTCAAGACTACTTGAATTAAGGCCAGAGATCGACCATTCACCAAAAGGAGTGAACTCTATATTCGCACCTCAGAAGGACATCGAGACAGCGAAGGACATGATCAGAAAAGCAGGGGATGACCCAGCTATGATCGAAATAGGCATCGGATGCCTTATATCAACCATCATAAGCCAGTACTACCTAGTGCCTAAAGATCAGCAAGATGATTAGGCCATTCAAGGTACGCTTCCACCTAGGTGCCGGCAAGAACTACATGACGTGGAGAGTAGAGGATCTTCGAACCAAAGAAGTGAACTTCTACCAGCCAGACGAGGTTTGTATAGAGATGGGCGGATGTAAGCTATACAACCAGAAAGGCATGGCCACTAAGATATATGAGGGACGCAACCGATCGGTATGTGCCTTTATTAGGTGTGACAACATTATGGTACACGTTTTTGACGCTCAACCCATGTACGTCACCGTCAATAGATTTGCACCCCAGTTCCGCATATCTTACAACCCTAAGACATTACCATACTGGAGAGATGCCCAAGGAAAGGACATCGACAAGACGGAGCACACCAGCATCGTCACCAAAGACAGGAGTTTATTCACGACCTAAATCACTATCAATCATGTCAGAAGAACCGAAAAAAGTATATGTAGTAAATCATGGAGGGAGCCAAACCTCCTTTTACGAATGGCAAAAAGACGAAGCAGAGAATGATTATTCCTTTTGGAAAGAGTATTACGACATGAGTGACAATGTTGTGATACTATTCAAGGACGGTGTAGCCGTCAAGAAAGTGACCTACACAACTGTAGTAACAGAAGAAATTCTTTAACCGTTTAACAATCAACATCATGACAACAGAAGAAGCAAGACACCTAAACCGAGACATCAAGCGTCTGTGGAAGCGATTCCAGAAGGTGTATGGTACTGAAGGATTTCCATTAGAGAACGCGGCAATCGAAAAGGAGTGGAAACGTCTATGGAAACTGGACGCACAAGCTGACTTCATGAAGGTCGAGCAGCTTAAAGCAATGATCCGAATGAACAATGCCAGAAGGTATATGGTTCTTCACTGGGTCGGTATTCAATTTGAACCAAACTTATAACCATGAGAACGATCGACAAAATCATTACAGAGGTAAGCACCAAGTTCGGATCCCCTATGGGTAGATCCAACACTGGTGTACGACCAGATGAAGGTGCAATCTTTGACTGTGCCGTACCAATGAGCTCATGTGGTGCCTACGACAAAGGAGGTGCATACTGGGGAATTGGATCACAACTTCGAGTATCGTACACGAAGGATCTATCATACATCGAGTTTTATCGATACTAATCAATATCAACATGGCAAGAAAATTCGCAGCAACACTCGCAAAAGAGTACGAGTTAGGCAATGAAGCAGAAGACTTCTTCAACTACATCATCGATAGCCTTATAAATGGGCAGCGTCAACAGATGTCCGACCTTTTCAACGAGATGAGAGGGTACGACCAGAAGACATTTCTTGTTGACTTTCTTGACGAGAGTATCGGGATTCACAAATCAGTTAAAAACCTTTGCATAGGAGAGCTAATAAGATGAAAGTACTCAGAGAAGTAGGGCAGTTTAGGCTCTGCGAGGATGACTCAGCAGGGTACAAGGTTTACTACGTGGAGAACACGATCCTAACCAAGTACACGAAAGGTAAAGGCGGTTCGTACAATTTCGATGAAGAAATCAAGATCTTATTGCTTAGAATGAGCGATTCGAGTTTCGGGGCCGCATGTAAGTACAGGGCTGGCAACGACATCGACTGCAAGGAAGTGGCTGTAAGCCTGTGGGACGAGCTAGGGGATACACCCGTCGATGATGATGGGTGTCTGGACGAGGATTTCACTACTCATACCGGAGAGGTATTCGAAAAAGGAACCGATCGAGAAGAAATCTGGCAGTGGTTTGAGAGTTGTTTCAAGCTATCTGTAGCAGAGGATCTAATGTTCATCAAATAATCGCCATGAAAGTAAAGCGCAAAATTCAAGAGGTTCATATATCATCTATAGCACACGGAGATACAATTCTGCACATTGATGGAAATGTAAGAACAGTAAGTAGAGGAAACATAAAAAGAGGTTTTACAGGCATTACACTGTTCGGAGATTCCTATAGAATGGGTAGTATTCTAGTGAAAAAGATAATTATATAAACCCTCATCAAACAATCAATATCAACATTATGAAAATACTTAGCGACAAGGAGCTTGACAAGCTCATGGTGCTCATAAATGAGCATGGTTTAGAGCCTACTTGGATGAATTACGGCGGATTCTCAAAGCTTTACAAGGCATTTAACCACCACCCTGACCACAGGGAAGAAAGAGAGCACCTCGAAGGAATGTACGGAATATCGGTTGGCACGATCATATACCAAGTCACTGACGATAAGTACAGCACGTACATCACACCAGAGCAGCACAAACGATTTGATGCCCTTGTGTCTGAAATAAAAGAAAGGGAGCAATTCAAGAAGGATCTTCTTTATGCGTTCAACAGCTACACATACGAGTTCACCGTGTATTCTAGGGCGTTCATAGATGTATCTTGGGGACAGAACTGGTACACAACTAACAAGATGGGCGCTCATCTACCTCTTGATGCCAGCAAGGACAGGGACGACGGTTTGAGGGCTGAAGCTGAATATAGAGCCAAGAAGATGGTGGCTCATATGGAGAAGAACGGGAAGACCGTTGATGGGTATCAGGTGTGCAAAGTTTACACCGACGTACACTACCTTAAAGAGGAATGGAACGAGATACTCAACATGGGTAAATCGTTTCACGACAACCACCCCACCCACCAGAGTAGAAGAGCCTCAAGGGACAACGTGTCTCATCGAATCGACGATTTTATGCCTGTAACACTGAAGAGTACGGGCAGAAAGATGTTGATGGAAATGAATGGGTACGGTTGGAACTTCATCGAAACAGAACCAGTAGTTAAATAATCAATATCAACATTATGACACCAATCAAACTACAACCATTGAGCCAGAGAGCTCTGTACTCCCAGCTTTATGATTCTATAGGGTATTCGCATTCAGATAGATTTGACAGGGAGACAGATCCAAGCCAAGTCTTAGACAAAGAAACTGGTCAGGTGTACATCATGCCTACTGAAGAAGAAGAAAACGTTTACAAAGAAGAAAAGGCTCGACTTGATGCCATTGAAGAGAAGCGTAAAGCCAACCTCTACAATAACCATCCGAACATAATCATTGACTACAACAATTCTGAGCGATGGAAGGAAGGTCTTTCTGAGCTTAAGAAAGGCGGTATCGTAGAGATGTGCGAAGAATCATTCTGGCACTTTCTGGAGTGTGTCCCACCAAGAAGACAAGGATCAAACTCCTACGTGAGTGGAGAACCATATACCCACAACAGCAAAGGAGAGTCAGTCTATCTATGTGGGATCCATAAAGGAAATAAGTATTACGCCCAGTATGGTACCGTGAATGAGTACGAAAACAAAAAACTATTCAAATAAAACACCGTGAAAGACTACCTACACTGTACCGTCACCAAAACTGACGGAAGCACCTACGTTAATGAGCTGATGCTCAGCGAGGTTCACCTCGTCAAAGCTATTCTGAAGGAGGAAAAAAATGAGAGCATTGATGTTCGCATTACCGAGGTGACCAAAGAGAGGTATGAATCAATATTCGGAAAATCATGAAGTACACAAGCAAAACATATGCAGACGGAGTAACAGCTATCTATAAGGACAACGAGTTCTTGTGTGAGACTCATGGGTCCAAGGATGCAGAGCTAATCTTGGACGCCCTTCGTAAGGCTGACATCACGCCGGCGGCGAGAGGATATAGCCAAGGACGGCGAGACGAGGGATGCGTACACGATTGGACCTTCATAGGTCATCAATTCAATGGACACAAAGAATGCACTAAGTGCGGAGCTCAAGGAGAGTACAACTAATCAATATCAACAATCATGGCAAAAACTAAAATTCAATTCCTAATTCACCCAGATGAACCAGAAGTATTCGCTTATTTCCCAGACCTTGACTTCGACCTTCAGGGGAATAAAACCTGTTATGCTCACATAGGTCAGCACGGTGCGTGTAATCCAGCCTATGCTCAGGAGTGTAGAGGCGCAACCAAAGAAGAGTATAAAGCTCTTAAAACGGAGCTTACTGACTTAGTTGGCTACGAAGATCTAAAAGTAATCAAGTCATGAGTGCGGCGCTAACGGTATTGTCATACGGCGGTGGTCAAGACTCAGATGCCATACTCAAGAAGATCATGTATGATCCAGAGTTCGCGTCCAAGTACGTCAAGGGCAAGCTGATCGTCATAATGGCCGAGACAGGCAACGAGCACCCAGAGACGTATGAACACGTCAAGAAGGTTCAGGAGGAGTGCAAGGTGATGGGGATCGAGTTCTACCACCTCAACTATTACTACACCGGAGAAGGCTGGAAAGGCGGTCTGATCGAGTTCTACAAGCGAGGTAACCGAATAGGATCCAAGGCATTCCCTAAGACGTGTACCGACAAGCTTAAGATCCAGCCCATCTACAAGTTCTTAGAGGACTATGTGTATCTACACTATAACGAGATAGGTGTGGTGGGAAGAAAGAGAGCTATCAAGAAATTCAATAAGCTGTACGGTAGGATCAACGTCCTGATCGGTATAGCCAAGGGGGAAGAGAAACGTGCCAGTACAAATGAAGAATCCCCCAGCGTCTGGATGAGAGAGTGCATCAACAAGGTGTATCCTCTTATCGAGGAGGGCATGGGGCGACAGGAATGTCAGGACTATATCACATCCAAAGGACACGAGGTTCCTAGGCCATCCGCATGCATCTTGTGCCCATTCATGAATGACATCGAGCTACTGGCATTGTACAGATTCAAGCCAGAGTGGTACGCCAAATGGGTGGAGCTTGAAGCAAACAAGATAGCCGCTAACCAACACGTAGAGAACAACTTAGGTGTGTGGGGAAACAAACTACTACCAGAAAAGCTGGTACAGGTGACCGAGAAGTATGGGCACATGACAGACGAGGATCTGCGTGAGTACACCATGAGTCACGGACATTGCGTAAAATCCAAGTATTAATCAATATCAACACGAAGAAACCAAAACTATGATGACCGAGGAAAGTATAAAAGATTGGATGTTTGGAGTACTGATTTGTGAGTTTGAAGAAATTGACAAAGACAGACTAAAAGCAGTTAGAGATAGGTTGTTTAACGTGATGACTGAGGAAGGAAATTTAGTTGTACAACAAAACGAACCTGTAAATCAAAACAAAGAAGATGAGTAAAGAAAACATAGAGTACATGGGAGACGGTGTTTATGCCGAGTACACAGGATATTCAATAGACATTAGAGTTAATGACCATAGAAACCCCGTATCAGTGTCTTTAGAGCCTGCGGTTCTTGAAGCTATTGTTGACTTTCATAAAAGAAAAACACGTCAGCTAAACCAAAGAAAAGAAGATGAATAAAATCACTATCAACATGAAAAAGCCAACACTAAAAGAAATATTTGAAGATAACAACTGGATAATAACTTCTATCCTTAAGGGGTATAACGGAAAACACAGGATCGATGCGAGAAGAAGGCACCCTGTGGCTGACGTAAGTTCGTTCTTCAGCGAGTGGGGTTCAGAGAAATACCTGAACAAACTATCGATAGATAATTACGGAAGAAAAATATCCGGATTTAAAACCCTCAATTTATAACGCACCGTATATGGTGTGTGGAGTGAAACGGAATACAATATATACTTTGTTAGTTGACGAAGTGAACTTTTAAATTACGACTATGAAAAAAATAATTATAAAATGTAGGTATTGGCTAGCCTCATTAATAGCCCCAAGTTTTAAATATAATGAGCTTGGAGATAGACTATATGAAATACATAAAGTTGGGTGGCTGAAATAGACTTAGCAGCTCATTGGGCGATGTACCATTTTTTAACAACTAAGTTACCAACCGAAAAAGAGATGTTTAATGAGGCGGTTAAGTACGCAAAACTTAAAGACTCACTTTACCCAAAGATAGGCGACCATGTTGCTTTTGAACATTGCTACAAGTACATAACTCAAAAACTGAGAGACACTAAGTAATTTAATTGCAACTAACGGAATAATATAAAAACAGAAAATTATGGATTATAAGACAGATTACATTGTAGTAGAAGGAGATAGAAACACCTTTGAAAAAGAAATGAACAAGCTAAGTAAGCAAGGCTA